AAGTGCTTCAATATCCTGTACTGCCGCATCTGGCAGCATATCCATTGAAGCAGCCGCCTGGCTGATATCTGCCTGTGTGCTGTTTAATAAATCCAGCATCTGCCCTGTCCTATGGACTTCCTGCTGGTATCTTTCCATTCCTGAAACATCAACTACAGGTGTTAAAACATCAGACTGCCACTGTGCTGGTTTAACAGGGCGGATGGCAGGAGCAGCCGCAAGGTCCATGAATTCCTGGCTTAACTGGCTTGCTGCCGCCGCTGCCTCATTTATTTCATCCCTTGCACCCTGTAACTGTGCAGTATTAAACCCTGCCGACACGGACTGGTCAAGGCTGTCCATTACTGATATAGCAATGTTTACTGAATTTATAATGCCCATTATTACAGATGTGAAATTGTCCTGTAATTCTATACCAGTCTGTATGCCTGCCATACCCTGTTACCTCCTTTTCCCTGCCCTTTTTGCCTTGTTCCTCTCTTTTTTGTCTGCTTCTAACTTTAAATCAATACAGGCTGTTATAAATGCCCTTTCCCTGCGTGGCATTGCGCACCATTCAGACGGCTTTATATGCAGCCTGTGCAGGGCATAATACGCATAGTTTGCATCCACATCACCACGCTTTATCAGTTTTTTGCTTCTTTTACCTCACTGTCAAAACTGTTGTCAAACCCCTGGAATTTCTGTATCCACCTGCACAGCTCCATATATTCGCCAGGGTCATCCACAAGTGCATAAAGCAAATCCTCTGGTGTCTTGACCCCGTATGAATCCTGGAGGGATGCATCATACAAATCTGGTGTCACAGTGCTGGCAACAACAAGCTTTACAAGGTACTTTGAAGTATTTAACTTTGCCCTGAAAAGGTTTGGTTTCCCTTTTACCTGTACTTCTGATGTACATTCCTCACGTATGTCTTCATCCTGTTTTGATGTGATATGTTTAAATTCCCACATTAACGGCGTGCCGTCATCAAAAAGAAGTGACTTTGTCGGGGCATATTTCTCATTTGCCTTTTTAATCTTTTTTTCCTTTAAAAACCTGCTTAAACTAGACATAATATTTTTCCTTTCAATAAATAATTTTAACTATTCACCTGCCAGGAAACCTGGAAGGTCTTCGAATGCCGAAGGCATCATTGCATCCTCAAATGTAAAGTCCATGTCTTCATCAAGGTATTCACCATCTGCATCAAATTTTGCAAGAACACCACCGTCAATGTTGCAGTCCTTTAAGATTATTTCCTGCCTCCCTGCCCTGCTGCCAGGGTCTTCATTTATAATCTGTATATCAAAATACACATCCTGCCCTGTATCTTTGTACAAAAGCAGGAGCTGCCTGAAAATGGATGTATTGTAATGGAATGTTGCTGAACCAGTGCCTTCCCATCCCACCGACTTGTTGCCCTTGCCTGTCTTGCCAAGGATAGGGACTTTAGTTTTCTTTTTCTCCATTTTCGCTTCAAGGTTTATGGCCTGCATGAAATTGTAGCGCCTGCCTTTTATGACCACATAACATTCTGCTTCTGCTGCTGACAGGGTGTCCCCTGCAAACATTACTGCATTTTCCCTTACTTTTGGCATAGATTCCCTCCTTTACGCAACTGTGACTGACATGTACAGTTTTGACATGGCATTTACAACTGTGACTGCATTTTCCACAACAACCGATTTCTTTGTGCTGCCCTGTGAAACCGCAACATCTGTTTCACTGAAATTTTCAATTGCACGCAGTACCTGTAATTCCTGGCGGATTTTTACAAGGTCTGCCCACAGGGCTGTCCTCCCTGCCTCATCATTAGGCACTTTGCCAAGGTACTTTGTGTTGAACAGCACAGCATCATCATTAGCAAGCTGGTCAATAACCCTGACTGTCTGGTTATCCTTAAACACTTCCCCGCATGTGTCTGTGACAGTAACCATTGTATTTATGTCATCCAGGACACGTATGCTGCCATTAACCATATGGAAAACAAATTCACCCTCCTTGATTGCACTGGCAAGCTCTGACTGTGTATATACAGCTTCAACTGTATATTCCCCGCCATAGACCCTGTTCTGGCATGATGCGTTTACCTTGCAGCCTGCAAGCGCACCAGTTACCCAGTATACCGCCGCTGCCTCGTCAGGGTATGCCATGCCGTCCTTGTCCTTATATGCACCGTCCAGGCATTTGTTCTTTACGCTTACAACGCCCATATAGTCTGCTTCCTTGTAACCATACACTACAAGCTGGAACTTGATGCCCATTTCATCACGCAGGCGCTTGTTAAATGACACAAAAAGTTTCTTTACTGTACCATCTGTTGTAACAACCCCCAGCGTATTAAATGCATAAGACTCAATTTTATCAAGAAATGCCTGGTATGAACTGCCTGACACTTCACCACCAGTACCGCCAGTTAAAGCTTCACCTGCTGCCGCTGCCAGTGTAAAGCCTGTCTTAAAGCGTACATACGCGTTTGGAACTAACTCCCCTGGCTCTGAAACAGTCTGCATGTCAACCTTTTCACCATCTAAGTATGTAGTGATATCCCATTTTGTTTCATCATCAATATCCTGCTGTATGCTGGTTCTTATGCTGTTCCCACGTGTGCCGCCATACAAAGCCTCTGCATATGTGTTTGACGCCTTCGTGCCGCCGCTGTCCAGGCGGTAAGCATACAGTACTGAGGCATTTGCAAACAAGTCCCTTAACCCTTTCATTTTTTCATGTGTATAAGGATACCCGAATATTTCCAGTGAATTTTTCTGGAAATCCCCGCTTGTAACAGTAAACACTTCATCCTCAATGCCCCACCCGGTTACAAGCGGCATTGCTGCATACCCCCTGTCAGAAAGTGCTGCTGATGCATGTGCCGCTGAAACAAAATTTATATATGTCCCGGGCAGGACTTTGTTCTGTGATATAAAATTTCCACCGCCTAAAGCCATTTAATGTACCTTCCTTTCCATAAATTCTTTTAACATCCTGTCTGTTTCTTCCAGTGTATACTCCCTGCCATCCTCTAACAGTGCACCAAGCACATCACGCCTTGCCCTGTACCTTAATGATGAAAGTATCTGCCCTTTTGTATAAAGCTTTCCTTTGTCTGGTTTCTCCCTGGCATCTGCTGCCTTGTCCCCATTGTCTGCTGCTGGCATGTCTTACCACCTTCCTTTCCCTCTTATGCTGTAACCCATCTCACCCATGCTTTCAGTTTTTACAGTGTCCCTGGTGAAAAAGTTGTAATCCACAAAAAAACTTAAAACGCCATCTGTAACCCTGTAACCCATGCTGCTGCCATGAAGGAGCTGCCCCTGTACATTGATTAATGCCAGGCACTTAAGCATCCTTTCTGCCACACTGTAACATTCTGCTGCCGCATGGTTTTCTGACTCTGGGAAATACTGTATTACAAAACTGTTGTCCCTCCTGCATCTTGCACCCGGATATTTTTTAGCTGACGGGTTTAAAATGCCGATAAAAAAACAGGGCTCTTCCAAGTCCTGTTTTATTTCCTCCATATGGTTTTCATATCCAAATTCATTGTATAAGGCATTGCTTATGCCTGCTATTACGTCATTAACCATTTTTAAATGCACCTCCCAGGAAACGCATTACCTTTTTTTCCAGTATCTTTGGCGCACTTTTCCTTAATTCCCTTTCGGAAATTGTCATCATGAACTGTCCCTGTACCCAGGCTTTTTTAAGCTTGCAACCTATTGCTGGCACGTACCTCCCTGGCTTCTGCCTGTGCCCGTATTCAACGTAGCTGGCATACGGGACCTGGTTTTCTATTGTTATTTTATAAACATTTCCTGTTTTTGTAACCTCCAGGCTGCCAGCCGCAGTCCAGCCTCTCCTTAAAGTGCCGCCTTCCTTGTCTGACATCACAAGGAACTTGCCATCCCCTGCATCCACCAGGTCATATGTGTCACTGTAGTCACCAACAGGTGTCCTTAAAATTATTTTCCTTAACAGCCTCTGTGCAAGTTCCCTGGTACATCCATTTATAAATTCTTCTGCCCCGTTGTCCTTAATCTTGTTTAAGTTTTTTTGTAATTCCTTCATGCCGCCTGTTTTAAATCTGCCTGCCATCATGCCCACCCCTTAAACAGTTCCAGCATTATTTCCTGGTGTGTAGGGTAAAGTGCAGGCACGCCGCTGGAAGCATAAACAAATTCCCTGCCTTCCCTGGAAACAGTTATTTTTGAACCTTCTTTTATTATAATGCCAGATGGAAGAAACAGTTTTACAGACTGTACCATTTTTTCTGCTGCCCCTTCATCCTGTGTGCTTTTAACCGCCTGGAAGGAAAGCCTGCATGGCTGGTTTTTAAGGATTTCCATGTCCTCCCAGGCTGCAAGCTTTGTTTCTTTGTCAATAACTTTCCTGTGTTCTGTGACAGTGCACCTGTCAGTATAAGTGGCTTCTATAGTTTTCTTTACCCTGCTGTAATTCATCTGAACACCACCCTCCTGTACCTGTTTAATACTGCCCTGTATTTCTTAAACAGGTTCTGGGCATATTCTGCACTGGCATTGCCAAATGACGTGCTTGTATCACCTACTTTTATGGAAGCCACCTGTACTGGCATGTCTTCACTGCCGTACTGCCTTTCCCTGTAAATATCTGCTGCCATCTGTATTACCGTTGTGGCAAGCCCTTCTGGTATCTTTTCTATATGGCAGTAGTTTAAAATATTTTCCCTTGCTGTTTCCAGTGCAAATTCCACAAAAACATCTTTTTCACTGCTGCTGCCAGTGTCCATGCCCAGAAGCACCTTTAATTTTTTAACATCTGCAATGCCTGCCATAATGCCCTCCTATGCTGCAATTTTATGCTTAATCACAACTATGCGCAGCTGTTTAGGCTCATATACAGGTTTCCAGTTCTCAGGGTTTGAAAGTTCACTCCTTAAAGGTGTTTCAACATGTTCCCTTACCGCGCCTGTATATGCAATCCCCCTCGGGTGCAGGATAAACGCCCTGCGGTTAATC